ATACACATAAATTCAGTCCATGTGGTGTAACTTCTCTTTTTGCACTCTCAGAAAGTCATGTTTCTTGTCATACTTGGCCTGAATTGGGTCGTTTAAACGCAGATTTCTTCACTTGTGGTGAAAAAGACCCCAGAATTTGTGCTAAATACATTATTAACGCTTTAGAATCAGAAAAATATCGAATTCGTGTCGTAAAAAGATAAAAAAAGTGGTATAAATAAAAACAGCAAACTACTTGTGTAAATAGTGGCTTCTAGAGCATTCAAAGATATAAATTTATCATTCAAACGTCATCCTGTGACGAATGATTTGGTTACAATAAAGAATGAAGATGCTATCAAGAGATCTGTAAGGAACATCATCTTTACAATTCTTGGTGAAAAACCCTTTTTGTCTCGTTTTGGATCATCCATTAATGCTGCTCTGTTTGAATTAAACACTCAAATCGAACAAATTAGAATTTCTGATGAAATTAGCTCAGTTTTACTTAATTATGAACCAAGAATTAATAATATTCAAGTGAGTGTTTCTAATTATGGTGATAGTAACGAGTTAAATGCGACAATTCAGTATGATATTGTTGGAATTTCATCCCCAACACAACAAGTAGACGTTCTCCTTTTCCCTGCTAGAGTATAATGGCTTTCGGTCAATATGTAAATTTAGATTTTAATGAAATAAAAACGTCCATCAGAGATTATCTGAGGGCGAATACAAATTTTACTGACTATGATTTTGAAGGGTCAAACCTTTCAATAATTATTGATGCGTTGGCGTATAACACTTATATCACTGCATATAATACCAATATGGCAACGAATGAGTGTTTTCTCGATTCCTCTACACTTCGAGAAAATGTTGTTGCACTCGCCAGAAACATTGGATATGTTCCAAGATCTCGTAGATCAGCAAGAGCAAGAATATCATTTAACGTAAGTGAACTTGTAGAAACATCAACTTTAACTTTAAACAGTGGCTTAGTATGTAATGGTGCTGGTAGAAACTCAAATTACATATTTTCAATTCCAGAGAATATAACAGTGCCTGTTGTCAATGGTTTTGCTGAATTTGAGAATATTGAAGTATATGAAGGAACTCTAGTATCACAAGCTTTTACTGTTAATTCATCTTTATTCAATCAAAGGTTTATTCTCGATAATTCTTTCATTGATACATCTACAATTAAAGTTAGAGTCAGATCAAGTGCATCTTCAACCTCTTCAGTGTCATATAAACAAATTGATAATATTGTAGGTATAACTTCTACATCAAATTCATACTTATTACAAGAAATTGAAGATGAAAGGTATGAATTAATTTTTGGTGACAATGTAATTGGTAAAAAATTAGCGAATGATAATTATATTCTCATAAGTTACATTACAAACGCTGGTAGAGAGGGAAATGGTGCTTCAGAATTTAGTTTTACAGGAAATATTACAAATCAAGATGGTGCTGCTATAGATGCAAACGATATTTCATTAATTTCAACAGTAGAAAGTTCAAGAGACGGTGATGAAATTGAATCAATCTCATCAATTAAGTATTATGCACCAAGAATTTACTCTTCTCAGTATCGTGCAGTCACTTCATCTGATTATGAGTCAGTTTTGGGATATATTTACCCAAATGTGGAGTCAGTAACTGCTTTTGGTGGTGAAGAGATGAGTCCACCCCGATTTGGTAAAGTTTTTATCTCAGTTAAACCTCGAAATGGTGATTTCCTCTCTGATGAGACAAAAAGAGAGTTAGTACAAAAATTAAAGAGTTATGCAGTTGCTGGTATTGTACCAGAATTTGTTGATTTAAAATATTTGTATGTTGAATTACAAACAACTCCATATTATAATCCAAGTTTAAATGATAATCCACAAGCTCTTAAAACTGGCGTTTCAAATGCATTAACTCAATATTCACGTTCAATTGATGTGAATAAATTTGGTGGTAGATTCAAATATAGTAAGGCTGTGTCATTGATTGATAGTATTGACTCATCAATTACATCAAATATTACTCTTGTCCTAATTCGTCGTAATTTAAAAGCAGTTTTAGGTCAGTTTGCACAATATGAAGTGTGTTTTGGTAATATGTTCCATACTCAAGAGAGTGCATATAATGTGGTTTCAACAGGATTTACAATTGAGGGTGTCACAGGAACTGTTTATCTTGCAGATGAGGTAATTAATCGAGAAAAAGGTAGAATATTCTTCTTTACATACAATGAAGGTGGAACACCTAATATAGTTAAGAAAAACGCTGGAACAGTCGATTATATGACTGGTGAAGTTCTTATAGATACTGTGAACATACTTTCAACAGTGGTTGCAAACAGTGTGGTAGAAATTCAAGCAATTCCTCACTCAAATGATATTGTTGGTCTTCGTGACTTATATGTTAAGTTTGATATGACAAATACAACGATTAATATGGTTCAAGATTTGATCGCATCTGGTGAAAATACATCTGGATCAAGATTTGTTCACACTCATAGTTACTACACGCCAACTTTCACAAGAAAATCAAACTCTCCAGTTTCAACAGCTGCAGCAATTCTTCCATCTACTGCTTCTTCAACTGGAACAACCACATCAAGTAGTGGCACAGTTATGTCTAATACTCCAACAACTACTACAAGTTCCTCTTCCTCTACCTCATCTGGTGGTGGATCTAGCTATGGCGGCGGATATTAATGATAGACACCTCAATACAAAGAGTTGAAATCAATCAGGTAATTGAAAATCAGTTACCTGAGTTTGTGCAGGCAGAAAGTCCACTTTTTGTGGATTTTATGAAACAGTATTATATCTCTCAAGAATATCAAGGTGCTTCCGTAAATATCGCTGAAAATATTGATCGTTATACTAAATTACAAACATACGTTGGTGCTGCACTTACTGAATATACAGGATTATCTACAAATACTGAGTCTTATTCATCTACAATTTTTGTAGACTCTACAAAAGGATATCCAAATAAGTATGGATTGTTAAAAATTGATGATGAAATCATCACATATACTGGAATTGGAACAACGTCTTTTACAGGGTGTGTTCGTGGTTTTAGTGGTGTTGATAATATGAATCAACCAACAAGACCCGATTTATTATCTTTTAATACAAGTGTAGGGGTTTCTCATACTGGTGGTACAAAAGTTCATAATCTGTCAAATCTTTTTATTCGTGAATTTTTCAATAAACTTAAAACAACATATGCGAGTGGTTTTGAAAATCGTAAATTAAGTAATGATATTGATCAAGTTAAGTTTATTCGACAAATTAAAGATTTTTATCGAACAAAGGGAACAGAAGAATCATATAAAATTTTGTTTAGAGCTTTGTATGGACAAGAAGTTAATATAATTAAACCATCAGATTTTTTAATTAAACCATCTGATGCTGATTATGGTTTTGCACAGGATTTTGTTGTTAAACCAATTACAGGCGATCCTCGAAATTTAAAAGGATCAACACTATTTCAAGACGCTGATAAAGATGATAGTAATATCCGTGGATCCTCTGGTGCAATATCAGATGTAAAAGACTTTTTATATGGTGGAGAACATTATTATCAGATTAGTGTATCAAAGAATTCGATTGATGGTGACTTTATAGTTCCAGGCAGAACTCGAATTGTTGACCCAGTATCCATCGGTGCAACTGTTATTACAGTTGATACAACAGTTGGATTCCCTACAAGCGGTTCTCTATCATTACCAACAGCAAACACTGCTGGAATCGTTACTTACACAAGTAAAACTGCAAACCAATTTGTAGGAGTGCAAACAGCTAGAGACTCTTTAAATATTGGTGATGATGTTAGATTTAACAATGTAGCCTATGGATATTCCTTTGCAAGTAATACAAATAAGATAGAAGTTTTAATCACTGGTGTTTTAAAAGATTTTCCAATTCCTGATACAACTTTTTATTTTAACAAAGGTGATAAAATTAAAGTTGGTACATTTGGTATTAACAAAAGTTCTGAGGATAGTAATTTTGCATCATATGTTTACAATGCTTCAGTAAAATTCACTCCAAAGACAATTACTCGACAGTCGAGTAGTAGTTTTAGTATCGTTACTCGTTCTGCTCATGGACTTTTAGAAGAGGATACAGTTGAAGTTTTAGATGGTCAATCAACTCTGATTGGAGTTGGTCGTGTTTTAAGCACCATCGATAGTTCAACATTCATATTGGGTGATTTGCCTGGCGTTGGTGAATTTAATATTGCATTTATAAGAAGAAGATTAAAGAAGGGAAACAGTTCTCTTCATACTAATATTAACAAATATACAACTGATATTCAAAATGCATATGATGATGAAAGTGGTGATTCTTATGTTGCATCACCATCAATACCAAGTTTGGGTAATGAACCTATAGTTGCCCCAGATCGGTCTGTAACGTGGACTGGCGCCACTGGCGGCGACGTTATACAGTTGATACAGGTTACAGAGGGTGCAGCAGATCATGGATTCTATTCTGGAGAAGTTGTTACATACAATGTAATCAGTGGTTTCTTAGGACAGTTAATTGATGGAAAGAATTATTATGTGAGTCGTGTAAGTTCAAATAATATTCGTCTTGCAAACTCACTACCTGATCTAGTAAATGGTGATTTTGTAGATGCAACAGGAGATGGTACTTTTAAAATCTCTGTTCCTGATTTAGCAAATAAAAAACTTGATCATCAGAAATTATTAAAAAGATTTCCTCTAACTCCACTATTTGACGGAGCGCAGCGTGAGACAGCGCCAGGCACCACTGGCATGCTTGTAAATGGTACAGAGATATCAAACTATAAGTCGGGTGATGTTATATTTTTTGGTGGTGTTGAGACAATCGATGTTTTAGAAGGTGGTTCTCAATATGATGTAATTACTCCACCAACAGTTAGTATTGAGAGTTTAACTGGTGCTGGTGTAAGTGCAACAGCAAACGTAAAAGGTATATTTGAAAGAATTGATGTAGTAGATCCAGGCTTTGATTATGTTGCACCACCAGTTATTGAAATCAGTGGTGGTAATGGTCAAAATGCAATTGCAAGAGCAAGATTAAAACAGGTCGATCATTCAGTTGATTTTGATGCGTCATCTACAGGTAATGCAATTAATATATCAGCTGACACAATCGGTTTTGGAACTTTCCATAAGTTTCGTGATGGAGAATCTGTAATCTATAAAACATTTGGTGCTGGTGCGATTGGTATTGCAAGTGCTGGTATTACAACAGATCAAATTCAACAAACTCCAGATCAAAGACTTGTTAATGAATCAATCTATTTTGTATCTAAAGTTAATCAGACAACAATCAAACTTGCAAATAAT